AATACGTGGCTCGGGGTCTCTGTGCCAAGAGAGACAACTTCTTGGTGGTTTCATAAGTAATCTAACTCTACCAATTTTACCAAATTGTCTTTTCAGAATTTCATACACTTCCTCAAAGTATGTTCCTTTGAACTCTGGACAAATTTCGGTATAATCAGCTTCGTTAACTGGTTCTAATCTTTTTTCTTCGTGATTATCTGTATCAGGATAAGTCCAATACAAACCACGAATATTTCCACCAGTAATACTTTTTTCATCACCTGGTATTCTATTGATACAGATAGCATTAAAGTCTATTTTTGTTTTATCGTCTGTATCAAATGATAAGTGTTTACGGATATCAAAATACGCCTTGCCGAGGCGGTCAATATCCAAGTTTAAATTTTGTTCGTAAAAATGCTGATAAGCCATACACATATTTAGGCATTGACATTGAGCCTATATAATGATAGTATATGAAGAAAAATATGTTTAGTTGGCCTGAAAGAATAATAGGTTATCTTTTACTAGGCTATATGTGTTATGTAATAGTTTGTATGATATTAGGAACGTTTGATATAATATGATTGAAAATTTTATAAGAGTATATGATGATGTATTGGCACCAGAGATTTGTAAACAGATAATTGAAAAGTTTGAAATCAATAAAGACCAACAAGAAGAAACAATCTTAAAAGGTCACCGTTCATTTAAAGAAATACAACTGAATAAACACGAAGATTGGAAACCAATTGTAGATGGTCTTTACACCACCTTTAAATCAAAAATAGGCACATATGCAAAAGAAGTAGGTATTACACCTGTTCAATGGCCACAAAAATACGGCTTTGAAGCAATACGTATGAAACGTTATGAGCCAAATGATATTGATGAATTTAAAGAACACGTTGATGTTGGCGACTATGCGTCAGCAAGAAGATTTTTAGTATTCTTTTTATATTTGGATGAAAACAAAGAAGGGGCTACCTCCTTTTCTAATTTTGATTTAGAAGTTAAACCAAAACAAGGAAGACTTTTGATGTTTCCACCAACTTGGACCTATCTACATACAGGACATAAACCAGTAATCAAAAACAAATACATTATTGGCTCATATCTTCACTACGTTTAATTATCCATATCCATACGTTTTAGAAAATCAGTAAGGGCGTTAGGCTCTTCTTTTTCCTCTTTGGTTGATTCCGAGTCCGAAGAGTCCGCCACTTTATACCATACTATACCAATTATACAAAGTATTAGTATTATAGAGGGGCCGAGTAGTAATTCTACCGACATAAAATTTATTTATATTCTACATAACCGCCAAATAAGTCAAAAACAAGACGGCGCCGCCAATTAGACACATTAAAATCAAGATAAGAAAGGCCTCTAACAATTGCTTTTTAAACTCACGCCTACGATATATTTCTTCTTCACGTTGCTTTCTTAACTTACGTCTTAATTCAATCATTTCATTATATACGTTATGGCCGTAAGTATATTGGATAAGAGTCCGTAATTCGTTTTCTTGTTCACGTATCTTTTGTTTATTTACGGTTATGTCTAACGCCATTTTCTCAATACTTCCTTTCATTAGAAGTTTAGAGACACCGCCTGCATTATTGACTTCTTGTTCTGCGTAATTAAAATCTGAAACTGCACCGTACCATTTTGAAAGCGATTTAGTCATACTTTCTAAATCTTGGCCGAATGCTATGCCTTTCTTGATTACATTAAAGGCTGAGGTGGCCGCTGCCACCGCTGAAATAGGGTCTAACATAGAAAGTCCTTATAGAAAAGAATGTAGTGGTCTATACAATGACAAATAGTAACCAAAATGATAAGACTATAATAACATACGTCTTGACACCAAAACTCTTATTAGATTTAAGAGTGGTTTCACTTATAATCTCGTATGGGTTGATTTCATTTGGTTTCATATAATACTACTATTTAGTAGCAGTCTTTGATAATATGAAATTTCCTGGAAAAAAATTTTGTAAAAAAGGGTACCAGGTTACCTGGAGCTGGTTTCCTGAAGTTTCAACACCACTATGTATAAGAAATGAGTCCTTGACTTATTAGATACAATACAAGTAACCATAGAAGGCCTTTGATAAGAAAGAACCAAAAAGAGACTTTAATAAAGGCCTTTAAGGCAGCCTTAATACTTTGTGGGCGAACCATTTAAGAAACCTCTTTAAATACTTATTAACAAACTTTTTAAAATAGAACCTTAATATACGAACAACAATTAGAATAGGTGAACTTAATACATCAAACGCAATTAAACCAACATCTACTGAAAAGTCAATAACGTTATCTGTATTGACTGCTTTCTTCCAGCGTGATTTTATATCCGAGGTTTTTTCCTTTAAACTTTTAATCAGCATTTTTAAGTCTCCTATATGTCTGCTGGATGTTATTGCATTTATAGTTTAGCGAATCACTTTGCTTTTAAATAAGCGTTTTCTATATGGATTATTGGTTTAAGTCTATTCGGTTGGCCAATACTTTAAACTTTCTACCAGTATGTAATACTTCTTCAGTTGTATTAGATGTTTTGGTCTTACTGATTGTTTCTTTGTAATCGCCTCTTACATCTAAATTCATATTGCCATCTACTTTAATATTGTAATCACCACCAACGTTAGTATTTAGTTGGCCGTCTTTTACAACCACATTGAGGTTGCCTTTGTCTACCTGTATGTTAATATTTGCATTAGGCCCCACTTGTATATCATAGTGGTTATTTAATTGGCCGTCCTTGTTAATATACAACTTATGTCGGCCACCTATGGTAATATCAGATTGACCATCAATACTTGCTTGACTTTTGCCGTAAGTTATGGTATAATGGTCGCCTTTAATAATGTCGGTCTTTGTGCCGTCTTTGTCTATTTCATATGAGGTGCCTACTCTATGCGCCTCGTATATTCTTTCTGAGCCCTTTGTGTCGTCAAATTCTTTTATATGGCCACTCTCTGATTCGTAAACGTGATTAAAAGGGTAAGTTGCATTGTAAGGTATTTCTGGTTGTGACCAAGTATCACCATCAGAGGCCGCTATATTGGTGGCCACGTGGTCTGTAATCGGTACTAAATCAAAGTCAGCAGTAGGTACACCGGTCACCCTTGATAGTTTACGCAACTCTAGGGATAAGTGTGGGTTTTCTCCGTTAACGGCCAATCTGTTAGTATCAGTCTCATCCTTGTATTTGGGGTAAATACCGTTTGGGTCATAAAACCCCTTACTTGGCGCTGCCAACTCTGCCGGAACGCCAGGCAATGTCCCTAATATCATTGGCTCTTGACAATCTGCACCGTCTCTAAAATACCCAAACACCCAAGTCCCCTCAACTAAAAAGGCCGGCGACTGACCAAGGCCAGATATACCTGCTGATGTAGTTGGTAAAACCACCTGCGACCAAGGCAAGTCGGCCGTTGGTAATATGGCCTTGTCTTGCGTATGAAGGCCTACACAACGCACTCTTACTCTGCCTAGTTTCTGTGGGTCTTGCCTGTCTTCAACTACGCCGTTAAACCAGATGAAGTTATTAAACCCTAAAAAATTATTATCGTACTGCATAAATTTTACCGATATTGCTCGCCTTTTAATACGCTAGCCATACGCATTTAATTACCATTTGTTTTCTCCTTACGCACTCCGCTTAAATAACGAGGCACCTTTGCGTATCTCTTTTCCACCTTGAAACGTAGTTTGCGTAAGCAACCACCAAGGCGCCCTTTGAGGCTGTCTATGAAATAAGATATAGTCAAAGTTCTTTCTTTCAGGCCACCCTTATAGAACCTCTGATATTCTCTGTATTGAGAGGCATTGTCGGCCGCTGAGTGGTAATCTGATTTAATTGTGTTGACTATCTCAAATACTTTCCCTATCATATCTAATCTCTATTGCCTTTCACGTTGTTTGTGCTATTATTTAGCTGTTGTTTCTCTCTATTCTGGCGTTCAGCCTTATGTAATCTACTCTGTTTCAGGCCTATTGCAAGTATGGCCTCTTCTTTTGGCCATTCTTCATCAAAGTATTTCTTGGCCTCTTTAGGCGCCGGACTCTCGGATTCTCTCTGTTTCTCTGAATATATCATTATGTAGGGTCAAACTCCGAAGTATTGATTGATTCGTCTAGTTCGTATATGTTATAATCACCAGTTAAGTCTTTACCTATGTCGGATATACTCTCTCCTGACGTTGGGAGTGGTGTTCCTACGCTGTCCTTCACACATTTAATTATCATATCGTGGCTATTGGCCTCTCTTGCAACTATATGCTTAATCGCCAATACTACATATCTACCTGCAAAATATGGGTTGGCCACGTCTTCCTCGTCTGGATTTGTTGGTCGTAATAGTGGTAATGATACATTTATTATATCTCCCACTCTTAAATCTGTCTTGCCATATACTGACATATTCAGTACATTTTGTTTTAACGCCTGCCCTTTAGATAATTGTTTAGGTAATGTGGCTGACGTAGGTACAAACTCATAATTATTATGTACTTTACTTGTTTCGGTTACCACCATTTTCTTACTATTTGGTAAATCTGATAATGCCTTTGGATTTTCTGACTCTTTACTAAATGGCGCAATTGGTGATAAACTAAACGCACTAGAGCCTGTGCCTATTGGCTCTGCGTGGTATTCTTTTTCAAAGTTATTATGGTAATCAAAGTTATGTTCAGTAAGAGTTTTGTTAAAGGCGTCGTGTACAATAAGTTTATTTGCATACATACCCTTTTGCATATTTTCTAATGTAGCAATCGGCGCTTCAAAGTCATATGATTTAATTGTCTGCATACGTCTTTCTACATTTGGTATTGTCTCGTTATCACTATCGGTGGTTTGTACCATTTGTGTTTGGTAATTCATTCTTGCTTTACGCAACATACCACCACCTATACTAAACAATGATTCTAAACTTCTAAAATGGTAGCCATCTGCCGTTTCATAGAACATATAACCTGAATTGCTATACTTTGCACTTACGGCCTGTTTAGATAAAAATTGTATTGTTTGATATGGTTTTCTACTTGGT